GTTTATGTCATAGCGAAGATGATTCTTATGGCATGGCAGCTTTTTACGAGGACGGATGGCTAAGTTACCGAAAGACATTAGAAAGCCAGGTGGTGCTTTGGTCTCCGCTAGAAGCCCTTTCACTCGCAGGGTGTTACTTCCAACGGAAGCCGATCTCTGTAATGCACTCGGATTAACAGAAGAAGAATATTTTCAGTTTCTAGAAGGTGTAGCAGCAAAGGTAAAAGAAAGACCAGAGGCTTATGGATTAATCCCTGACATTAGATGTGATCCTGTTTCTCTTGGTTTGGCCATTAAATCAGCAACAGGAGCATATAGTTTGACGTTGCTTGGTCAAGTAGCCGTTGGTATCGCTTTAAGTGTTGCAGCATATCTTTTAACTCCCAAGCCTAAAAGCATGAAACAAGGAACAGCCGAAAGAACGGCTGACATGGCAGGGATGAAGCGTTTTGCTCCTCAATTTAGTTTTAACAGCGTTCAAGATTTAGCAAATTTAGGCGACTTAGTTCCTCTTGTTTTTTCTTACCGTAGAGAAGTAACAATTAACGGAACAAAAAATACTTATGGTGGAATCAGAGTTAATTCACAACTTCTTTGGAGCCAGCTTGTCTCTTTGGGTCGTTATCAACAATTAAAAATACTTGCTTTATTTTCTTTAGGAAAAATAGCAAAGAGACCAGATCTTAAAGGTTATGCCATTGGTGATTTGTTATTAGAAAATTATCATGCAGAAAAACTATATAAATTAAATTACACAGCAGATGAATATGGTTCAGCAGGTCCAAATATTCCTTTTTTGCCTGTTGGAGGAACTATTAATAATGACATTTTTAGGATTGATAATTTAAAACATTTTTCTGGTACAAGAAACCCAACAACACAAGCAATGTTTGGTTTAAGTAATCCAGTACCAAACGCAACTGCTTATTATTTGCCTTACGAACTAATTAGAACAGCTAGTGATATAAGTGATGACGAACAAAGACCAGCAGGAAGAATAACTCTTAAAAAGAGAAGAAAACTTCTTGGTGCGTGGCCTATGAGAGCAGGTTTCTATGATGGAGGAACTGCAAATCAAAAGTTAGGAAAAGATAATTTACCTGTAGATACAGTTATTAAATATCAAATTGTAGGTAGTGGAACCCTTGGTTTATATGAAGGTATTGGATACCAGCAAGACAGTAGTGACGAAGATTTAACGATGGACCCTCATGGAGTAGAAGATGTTAATGCTGCTACAAAAACTGTAAGAGAGGCCACTGATTCATATCTTGCAATAGGTGAGCAGTATATGGCTGGTTCAGCATTAGTAAGTTGTTTTAAAATTGTAGAAGGTTCAAAAGTTATCACTGGAGAACCTTGGGATGGTACAAAGATTAGAACATTTTCTTTTAAAGTTATAGAAACTGGAAAATATGAAGCTGTTCCTAATAGCATTACAGGATTAGGAGCTCATTGCGGTAATCCTTATTGGAATAAAAATGGAGCCTTTTTTGCTGTACGTCAGGGAGATCAACGCAAGTTTTACTACGAACAAAATTATCAAGATATTTTTAATGCTAATAGTAGATACACATTGCAAAAAGCAACTTTAGGAACTATTTCTAATAACAGAAAATGTCACATTACAGAAATAGGTATTAAGTCAAAAGTATTCAAAGAAATACAATTTGCAAATGTAAATAGCAAACCTTCAGAAGAGAAAATTTACGAAGTTTATGACAATAAGTCTACTCTTACACTAGGTAATGTTAATAAATATATTACTAGATATAGCTTTTTTAAATTACAAGTAAGGAAGTCTGGAGAAGACAATTGGAAGTGGTTAAAACCTACAACAAACATGGAAGCACATACAGGTTTGTTTTGCGTAAGAGGTAACACTCCAGAGTTTCAATATAACTATATAAGAATAGATCATCCAAGTTTTGATCAATATGAGTATAGATTTTTTCCTCACCCTGGTGCTGCTGTTGTTAAAGAAGTAGAAGAATATGAAGCCGCAAATAGATATAATCCTGTTTATGCAATGCTGCTAAATGCCAATGGAGTAAGAGAAGAAATTGATATTCAACAATTTGAATGTGATAATTATTTTGTTAAATTTGCAGGAGAACGTGAGCATTTATTAAACAAACAAAATTTAAGTAATAAAGAATGGAATTTAGGAGAACCAAGTTATACAAAAATACAAAGTGCAGCTAAAAGAATTATTGGTTTTAAGCCTAACCAACATGGAAATTACTCTGGTGCATCAATAAGTAATTTGCCAGAAGTAAGAACATCTAATCGAATATTTACAGATCATTTTTTATATCCACCTAATTATGGTGGATATGTATCAGGACACGGAACAACAATTGCTGCTTTTCAGAACGACCCTTCACCTGGATTAACTAAGTGGAGATTGTATATCAACAGAGCAGATTTATCTGATATGCAGAATCAGGATGCTTTGCATGATGGAGAAGGAACATGGACAGGTTTAGTAGCTAATAATTATCAAGGATCAGACCCTTCTCAAGTTGAATTTCACTACACAACAAAGGCTGGAAATGGAGGTAAATTTACTCCGCACAGTTATAAAATAAACCACCCTGGATCGACTACTAAGCTATATAGCGTTAACAAGGATGAGCAAGAAGATATAAGTACCGTCACTCCAGCATTTGATGGGCCAGTAATGGTTAATGATGAAGGACTAGATGGATCAGCAATGGAGGTGAATTTAACTATTTATACGGCTGGTTCTGGAAGTACTATGAAATATTTTGCTATGTGGTCTTTGCATGATTCAGGTAATAACGCTTATAACGATAATGATGATGTATTTATACATAAAGGTAACGATACTATTGATCATCTAGGCTTACCTGAACATATACGTTTTCAAGTAAAAGTTTCTACTGTAGGTAAAATTTATAGCGATGAAATATTAAGTGAATTAAATCCTTATGATGCTGCTGCTGACTTTTGGCAATATGAAGGTGATCGATCAAGTCATTTAAACGGCCCAGAGCATCAGATAACGTATTGCAATGAAATAGTGAGAACTGCTAATGATCCAACTACAAATTATATTCCTGAAGGAACTCCAGCAACGTATGAAAATTTAGCCTATGCAGGTTTAAGGATTGATAGTTCAAAAGAATGGACAAACTTTAGTCAGTTTTCTGCTTACTTTAAAGAAGGAATTAAGGTTAAAAGATTAATAAGTGATTCTGGTAATGATGCTGTAAATGGTTCTGATGGAGTAGATAGTGAAGGGAAAGGGGCTACAAACATTTTCCCTGAAATCGCTTATGCGTTATTAACAGATAAAACAATAGGAGCTGGAGCGGTGATTAATGCTTCCTCTGTTGACGAAGATAATATGAGGATTGCAGCAAAGTTTTGTAGAGCAAATGGATTATTTTGGGACGGAATACTTTCAAACAAAGTTAATTTAAGAGAGTTTATTTATGAACAAGCTGTTTATTCTTTATTAGATTTTACGATTATTGGAGGGAAATTTAGTTTATTTCCCACTGTTCCTTATAACAGTGATTTCACTATAAATTATGACGGCAAACCAACAATTAAGGCAATGTTTACTGATGGAAATATTAAAGATTTGAATGTATCTTTTTTATCTTCAGAAGACAGACAAGCCTTTAAAGCAAATGTCCTTTACCGTTTAGAGCAAGAAAATGGTTTTCCTGAAATAAAATCTGCTGTTGTCCGATTAGCTGGTTCAGATCATGTTGATGATCCATTAGAAACTTTTGATTTAAGTGGTTTTTGTACTAGCAGACAAACAGCACTTTTATTTGCAAAGTACACATTAGCTTTGCGTAAACACTTAGACCACACAGTAAGTTTTAAAACAGCACCTCATTTTATTAACGGAGTAAAGCCTGGTGATTACATCAGAGTTTTTTCAACAACACAACATGTAGATCGCTTTAATAATGGAGCAATTCTTGATGATGGTAGTGTCGTTTGTAAGGACTTAAGTGAACTAACAAGTGGAAGTCAGCCCAAAGTTTTTTATTATTGGAACCCTTCGAAAATAGTAAATAATGAAACGATGTCAGTAACAGAAGCTTCAGTAGACTTTACTAATGCAAGTGCTGTAAAGGCGTTTGCTGGTTCTTTGTTTACTCTTAAAGAAACAGAAGCGGCTGATCAATGTTATAAAGTTGAAAGTATTACGTTTGGAGAGGATGGCCTTGTTGAATTAACTGGTTCATATGCCAAGTTAAGTACCGATGCTGGAAATGAAGGTAAACTAGAAATGCTACAGAATTGGTCTAGTGTGAGCAATCCTGTCTTTGATTATGAAGAGGTTTAATGGCAACTGCAAGAGATTTTCCTACCGTCAAACCAACGTCCAGAAGTTATAACCCTGGAACGTATCCAAGTACCACGTTTGAATCGTTAGATGGTACAAAGACACATTTACGTTTTGGTAATAAACGAGTCAATGCAACTCTGACTCTAGGGTTTTCAAATATTACAGATGGACAAGCAGGTTTGATTCTTGATCATTATGACGATGTTAATTCTGTTTGGGATTATGTGAAATTCACAACTGCTGATGGTGCACTAGGGATAAACGATCCAGGTTCAGGTAATTTTTTGACAAAAGAAATTGTTGGTTCTACTGGAACAGGTGTAACAGAAAAAGGTTTAAAATGGAGATATTCTGGGCCTCCAACAGTAACAAGTGTCTTCCCAGGAAGATGTAATGTTAGTTGTAGTTTTGTTGCTTGCCTAGATTCACCGTAGAATAGATTCAATGTTTTAATTTAAGGTCGTGGGTTTTTATTCAGGCAGAGATGGAGAACTTTATGTTGCTGGTACGAAAGCAGCAAAAGTTCAGTCATGGTCTTTCTCTAGCTCAATGGCGGTATTGGAAACGACCTCATTAGGCGATACAGATAGAACACTTGAATCAGGTGTTAGAAGCTATAGCGGAAGTGCAAGACTGTTTTATTACGTTGAGACTCCTGGCTCTGGTGCTAACTCAAACTTAAATACACTTTTAACTTCTGCGATTAAGACAGGTAGTGCAGCAGGTGATGGTGATAACGATCCATCAACACAAGTTGTTTTGAAACTGCGAATGACAACAGGTTCTACTGATATTCGAGATATTCAATTCTCCGTCTTTATTACAGGTGTTTCGATGAATAGTGCAGTAGGAGAAGTTGCTTCTGCTGATATTAGTTGGGAAGCTAACGGTGCTCCTTATGGTGCTACAACTTTGGTTGATTAATGGGTGTTTATTTTGGTCAATGGGGTGAAATAGCCCTTAAAAGAGATACGCTTCAATCTGCTTTGCAGACGAAGTTAGATCCTTATGACGTAAACACATCAACAAAAAGATTTAGTGTTGACCATAGTTCTGGTTCGTTAATAACTGGAGATGAAGTTGAAATAGAAACGGCTGATGGTTCAACACTTGAATTAGTTAGTGGTCACAGTTACCCAGATGGGAAATGGTTTATTAATGTTGATCAGGTAGGAGGTCTTCGTTTATATAGTTCTTTTGCTGCTGCGATAGAAGGTGGGCAATCAAATGCTTTAACTCTTGTTGCTCCTAGTTCTGCAAAAGATATTTTAATTCGTACTAGAAACGAAAGGTTTAGGCATGTAGCAGGTGTTCGAGAATTTGAAATGACGACGAGTAGAGAGCAAGTTGATTTAACAAACCTTGGAGATGAATTTAGGAATCAATATGAAGCTGGCTTAATTAGTGGTCAAGGGTCAATGACCTGTATTTGGGAGCATGATTATGACACAGGAGATCGGGCTAATGAATACGGAACAGACCCAGAATTTCCATTTTATTTAGCTCAATTACTGGTTCGTACTCAGCAAGGATCAGATTTTGATGGATTATTTTATATTTACCGTGATCCTGATAATTCAAAGAAAAATGTTTTTTATGAAGCTAATTGCATTATTACTAATATTGCTGTAACGGTGTCTGTGACTCAGGTTATAGAGACAAGAATAGAGTTTGTAACAAATGGAGTGATTGGTTTAAAGACAGGAGATACACCTGGATACTTGTTACAAGAAAACGCAGATAAGATATTACAAGAAAATCAGAGTCGCATATTGCTCGAACAGGTTTAAACTGCTGGTATTGGTTTTTAGTTAGTCGGCAATGGCAGATCTCCAGATTACGGGTTTACCCGCTTTAGCAGAAGCAGGTATTCAAGCAACAGACGTAGCGGCGGTTGCTGATATTAGTGCAACAGAAACCAAAAAAGTAACAATTAAGGATTTAGTTGCTGCTGGTGTTGCGTTAATTGATGACGGAGATATACCTGCTGCAAAGGTTGGGACATTAGGTACGGACCAAGTAGCAACTGCAGCAATACAAGCTAATGCTGTTACTGCTGCCAAGATTGCCAATGCAACGATAACTGCAACTCAAATAGCGGATGCAACGATAACTGGAGCAAAGTTAGTTAACGATACTGTTACTGCAACACAGATAGCTGCTAATGCGATAACTGCTTCTGAGTTAGCTGATAATGCTGTAGATACTGCCGCTATCGCTGCAAACGCCGTAACAACTGCGAAGATCACAGATGCAAATGTTACTTATGCAAAGTTAAGTCTTAGTGATGGAGATATTCCTGGGGCAAAAATTGCAACAGGTGGAATTACAGCAACACAATTAGCAGCAAATTCTGTAGCTGCTTCTGAACTTGCTGACGATGCAGTTGATACCGCAGCCATTGTTGACGGTGCTGTTACAGCAGTAAAGATTGCAACGAATACAATTACAGCTAATCAAATAGCTGCAAATGCTATTGGTGCGAGTGAGTTGGCAGATAACGCTGTTGATACGGCTGCTATTGCTGATGGAGCTGTAACTGCTGCAAAGCTTTCTGGGACGTTAGCTGCTTCTTCAATTGCTGATAATGCGGTAACAACTGCCAAGATTCTTGATGATGCTGTTACAAGTGCGAAGCTTGCAGCAAACGCTGTTGATGCAGCAGCTCTAGCTGATAACGCTGTTGATTCTGGAGCGATAGCTAGCAATGCTGTAATTGAAGCAAAAATTGCTGCAAACGCTGTAACTGTCACCAAAATTGCTGATGGAACGATTACAGCAGCAAAATTAAATACATCAAATATTGATAGGTCATTAAATGTAGCTAGTGGCAATCTTGGAATTAATAACACAATTACTGCTGCTACTCGTTCAGGGATTACATATAACGCTCAAGGCTTAATTACAGGAACAGTTGCTCTTGCTGCTGGAGATTTACCTGTTGCTACTACATCTGCTGTCGGAGGTGTTTCTGTTAGTACTGGTCTGACTGTTAATGGGGCAGGTGCATTATCTCTTACTAATAGCGTTACTGGAGCAACAGTTAGTGGAATAACTTTTAATAATCAAGGAATGATTACGGCTGCAACTGCTTTGGTTGCAGGAGATTTACCAGTTGCAACTACAAGTGCTAAAGGTGCAGTACAAATTACATCTGGGGGAGGGTTAACTGTTGACGGTTCTGGTAATTTATCAACCTCAACAAGCGGAATTAGTGCTGGAACGTATCAATCAATAACTGTAAATAATAAAGGTGTAGCAACAGCAGGTGCAGCATTAACAGCAGGGTTAATTCCTGATCTTGCTGCAAGCAAAATAACAAGTGGAAGTTTTGATGCTGCGAGGATAGCTAATGATTCTATTGATGGATCAAAGTTAAGTAATGCTTCTACAGCAGTCTTTCAGTCAATTGCTCAAAGTGGCTATCCAACAGCGCAGTTTAATGGTCAGCTTTTATTCGATACAGTCTCGGAGGATGCTTACATCTGGGATGGAAACGCTTGGCAAGCAATAACCACTTTAACGAAAGGCTCCCTGGTTTTTGGTGGAAACTTCAATGCAAATACCAGCAAAATGACGGCTTGCACCTCCGCCGGCCTAGCGGCTGGTTTAGCAGTTGGAAGTAATTTACCTACACCTAGTTCAACAACAGATGGTTTGTATGTGGTAGTTGATACTGCTGGAACGCCTTCATCTCCAGCTCCAGTTGTCGCATTTTCTCCTCCTGACTACATCCTTGGTGTTACAAATGCTTCAGGATCTTCTTGGAATGAGATTGATCTTTCTCAAACAGTTGCAGGTCAGGTTGCAAGCAATATTACTTTCACACCTTACGGGCAATTAAGTTCAACTAACGTGCAAGATGCACTTCAAGAATTAGAAACAGAAAAACTAGCACTTGCAGGTGGTACTATCACAGGTCAGGTGTTAATTGGTAATACTGGAAGCCTTGTATTTGAAGGATCTACGATTGATGCTTATGAGACAACAATAACAGTTGCAGATCCAACATCATCAGATAAAACTATTACTTTCCCAGATACAACTGGAACAGTAATTACAAGTGGAGATACAAATACAGTTACATCGACAATGGTTGATGCAAGTTTAGTTAATGCGAATTTAGCTGCTGGTGCTGCAATTGCATTTAGTAAATTAGCTGCTTTAACTTCTGCTCAAATCCTTGTAGGTAACGGATCAAATGTAGCAACAGCAGTAGCCGTTACAGGAGATATTTCTATTAATAATGCAGGACTTACAGCTATTGCTGCTGGAGTCATTGTTGATGCTGACATTTCTGGATCGGCTGCAATTACAGGATCAAAGATTGCAACTGGAACGACAAGTGCAGTTGGTGTTCTTCAATTAACTGATTCGACTTCAAGCACAAGTACAACAACAGCAGCTACCCCTAATGCTGTCAAGTCTGCCTTTGATTTAGCTACAACCGCTAATACCACAGCAGGAAACGCCTTGCCAAAAGCTGGTGGAACAATGACTGGCAACTTAATTCTTGATAACGCAAAAGAGTTACGACTAAGTGAAGCCGATTCTGACGGCGCACATTTTACAGGCTTTAAAGCTCAAGCTCAATCAGCAGATATAACTTATACCCTGCCTGCGACAGCACCTACAACAGGTCAAGTGCTCAAGGCTGGATCGACTGCTACCACGCTTGAGTGGGCTGCTGACAGTGCAACTGACTCAACAAAAATGCCTCTTGCTGGTGGCACGTTTACAGGAGACGTTACCTTTACAGGAGATAGCAGTAATGGGTTATGGGATAAGTCAGCGAGTGCTTTTGTTGCAAACCTAACTGGAAACGTAACGGGTAATGCCTCTGGAAGTGCTGCGACGGTTACGGGTGCTGCTCAATCTGCGATTACTTCTCTTGGAACGCTTACTGGTTTAACTGTTGATGGTGATCTCACCCTGACAGGTGCATCAAATAATGTTGTATGGG